AAAATTTGCATCAACATTATAAAGATGCTTATAATCTCCAAGAGTGAATGGTTCCGAAATTCTCTGCCTACCAAAAGCATCGATAGCAGTTGTATCTGGATTAATAGTTACATAAGTTCCAGTCGATATTGCAACGTTTCCTGTAACTGGAAATGGATTATCTGTAGAAACTACTTCGCCATTTTTATTGGCGACCATATTCACTTCAAACAGTGTTCTCTCTTGATTTAAAAAATCTTGAGTATTTTTATTAAATTGTGCCATTCATCAATCACTCCACGACAATCTTTCTGGATGATATCTTTGTGTGTTCTTAATTTTTAAAGAAGAATTTGATACTGGATAAATGTTATGAACTATCGCTCCGGGATATTCGGATTGAAGTTGCTCTGCTAGTTCATTTTTACTCATCATTTTCCCTTCAACTTCCATACGATAGATCTTTCCTTCCCAAACAACGTCTGCTAAAAAAGATTCACCGACAGAATTTGATTCTGGTTCTGAATTATTGATATAAAGATTTCCGTTAAAATCTCCAGCAATGTTAACGCTCTCTGAAATAAATTCTTTAAAAGATTTCATTTTTAGTTACAGTTCCAACGACGAAGTGCTTTATTGATTCTTGAGTCTGGGTCTCTTGCCGTCTTTGCTGAAGTGAGTTTTGATTTCATCCCCTTCATACGACTACAAAAATTAGAGCGACGTTCTGCTCTTTTTCCAGTTGGTTTCTTTTCAGTTACTGCAGTTTGAAGTTTTGAACCCGGATTTTCTCTACGATAAGCATCAACTGCTTTTTGACTTAATCCATCAGTTTTATCTTTGCGATTAACTTTTTGCCAATCTTCGAAGAGTTCTTCCCTCCAATTAGAATATTCTTCTTTTTTAATGCAGTTAGGAACTAATCTGTTTCCCTTTTTCTTCATTCCTTTTTGCGCGTATCCATCCCAGCATTTTTCACTTACACTTCCTTTCATTTTTTCTGGCTTGATAATGTCAATAATTTCAACAAAATCATTACCTTCAGCATCTTGTAGGGTTATATTTTCATCTACTGGTTTTACATTTTTTTTATAAAAATCTGCTGCTCTCAATAATAATTTTCTTTTTGTTTCTGGATTAGATATTGCCATTGCAGCATTAACCATCCTATTATGTTTGTCATAATTAGTGTCGATGGGTTTTACTTGTTCATCAACAGCATCATTATGAGGTACAAAATGTGCTATTTGTAATGATGGTTTTTTAGGAATACCATATTCTTTTCTAAACTTATCAAATCCACCTTGTGGTTGAGTTGGTTGTGATGGACCTTTTGGTGGATTGTATGGTTCTCTAGGTGAACCACCTTCACCCTTTGCCAAAGGAAAAAGTTTAGCTCCTGTAGGTTTTGGTTCTTTTCCTGGTGGATGCACTGGTTTTCCACCACCTAATCCAGATCCAGGTTTTAATTTTGGTTCATTAGAAACACTCTCAGTTTTCATTTCACCACTATCAACGTAATCAGCGGCACTATCCAGGTAATCTGCCGCCTTTGTAATTTTAGATTGAACCCAAGCTTCAATATTTCCTTCACCTTTCATTTTTTTCTTTAATCTTTTTGCCGCAGAAATAATTGTAGAAATTTCTGAACGAGCCATAGAATATTCATGATCATTAGATTCTGGTATATTTCCAGGATGTGGAGAGTTCGCATCATATTTTTTACCTAAAGTAATTGGTAAAGAGAACATGTCCCAGTATTTTTCTCCATATTTGCATTCACTTCTGGATTCATTTTTTCCACATTTCGGACAATATCGTATTGAATTAACCTCTTCTGTTTTTGTTCCCCAATTTGAAGCACCTTTTTGACGACATTTAACTAATGCCCCAGAGGCATAAGCACTGGGCCAAACATCATATCTTGCCTTTACTTTATGGTAACAAGCATCTTTTTTTCCACTATTTTTTCCCTTTTTATCAGATTCTTCATTCATTTTTTTCTTTTTTCCTTGACAGTGAGCTCTCTGAGAAAATCCTTTCGGATTATCACAATCTATGGATTTTTTATATTTATCTGACCATTCTTCCTTAACTGATTTTTTTGGTTTATCAGTTTGGACATAGGTTGGTTTTGCTGCACCTGTTTTTTGCTGTTGTCCAGGATCTGCCGTCTTTTTTCTTCTTGCTGCAGATAATCTTTCCTCTTTAGACATACTTGCTCTTTTTTTGGAAGAAACACATTTAGGAATTCCTTCTCCAGGTTCATCACTTGCACAAGTTCCACCAGTTACAACATTTACCCAACCAGGTTTTCCGTCTTTAGACTTACTTTTAAACCACTTATGCAAGTTACCTTCGGTTACATCTTTGAATTTTTTATGTTCTTTTTTTGCAGATGCTTCCATTTTTTTCAAACGAGTATAATAATCTGGAATTTCATCTAAATGTTGAAGAGCAATATCTCTTGCAAGATCATGATCTTTCGTATGCTCATGTTCAATAGGTTCTCCCATATCAAGTTGATTCTGAATAAAAGAAACGTCAAGACGATGCTTTTTTGCAATTTGTTCAACTGTTTTATGGGATTTTAATTTCGGCACTTTTGAAGAAAATATTATTCTTTATTATTTAGAAAACCTTGCTTTAGAAGTTTTGATAACTCTGCAGTTGAACCAACAAATAAGGCATTATTTGTTACATTATTTGTTGTTTTAACTGTTTCTTTTTCAACGTCTTTCAACTTTTTTTGAAGATCAATCAATTTATCAGTTACGTCTCCGACACTTTTAATCAATTGTCCAGCAACTTCATATGCTCTAGGTTGATCACTTTCTGCAGCAAGTTCCATAATTCCATTAATAGCTTCTTGCCCCTTTTCAATTAAAGAATATAAATTTGCTCTAGTGTACTCATAATCTTTTTTTATATCAACATCTGAAAATTCTAAATTTTTGACAGTATTGTCAATACTTGTCAATTTAGAATTATCAACTATATCCAGATCAGATGAAATATTTAATTCTTCATTTAAATTATCAAAATTTTTAGATTTCATATAATTCAAATATCAATTTTTTGTACAGGACTATAAGATTTTGCATCTTCAAAAAATTCCCAATTTTCATTAAATCCAAAGTCATCATCTGGATTTGCATTTATTGGATCTGGAGTTACTGTATATCTAACTTCTCTCTTTGCTGTTTGAACATCTGTAGAAGAATACATATCAACTTGAACTTTTTTAATTATAGATTCCGTACTATCAGAAATTGGACCAAATAAGTAAGTTTTAGCAGTAAACTGTAAAGTGTATAATAATATTCTCCTTGTAGAAAAATCACCTTCATAGTCATCTCTAAATGAAATATCATCTAAAACTATAGGTATATCTTTTTTTTCTCCTATAGAATCGATCATATCAATTGTCACTGTAAATGCTGGTTGAAAAAATGGTAAAATTTGCTCTATAATCTGCAATGCATCATCATTCAATTTAGACATAATATTCAATTCAAATCCAATATTATATGGAACTGGTAAATATACTCTTTTTATTTTATTATCATCTGATAAAGCTTTAAAACTTTGTGCAACAGATGATTTTCTTGCAGCATCATATTTTAAAGAATTCATTTCAAATGATAATCTAGGTAAAGTTATAGCAATTGGTTTATTTAAATCTGCTTGCTGCTCTAATCTTGCCAAAAACTTTTGAGTTGGTCCATATGCTAAAGGAACTCTTATTTCACTGTAGGAATTATTATCCCCATCTTTGTGCTTAACTGTTATTGTATTGAAAAGATTGCCAAATGCGACAATTGTTTTTCTAATATTTTGATGGTAAAAATAATTTCCTAGCATTAGTAATTTCCAAATAAATTGTTTTCTGAAAAATCGACAATTGAATCAGATTCTATCTGTATGTCATCGTTTTGATCATATTTATCATACATGTCAGGTATTTCGTAATTTTTAAGTGAATAGCGTGCTGATGATATTGTTCCTACCAATATTTCTCCCGGTAAAAATTTTCCATTAACTGTACCAACTTTAAGAATTTTTTGAATACTATCCCAAGATTTAACTCTACTTTTAAATCCGGATGATTCCCCAATAATAACTTCATTGAAAATATATGTTCCTATTCCAACAGACAAAGGTGGATTTACAACTGATATTGTTGGTGGTGTTGTATATCCAATTCCAGAATCCGATATTAATACATTATTAACTCCACCATTTGAATTTAAAGTAACTTTAGCTTTTGCTGTAATTGCCAAACCAACAATAGGAGAAGAAAAAGTTATTTCTGGAGGTGTTGCATACCCAATCCCAGAATTAGTAACTGTAACTATTCCAACACCCTTATAATTAGTTTCTATTATAGCTTCTGCAATTGCTCCCATTCCAGTAGAACTTATAATAGTTACACTTGGAGTTACTGTATATCCTAATCCAGGATTTGTAAGTAAAATTTCTTTTACTGAGCAAAAATTACCAATGCATGAAGTTATAGCAACAGCTTGTGCATTGATTCCCCCGTAAGGAGCACTAGTTATTGCAACTGTTGGAGCAGTTTTATAATTATATCCATCATTAATTAAATTAATTTTTCTTACATATCCAGTATGTACTGATGTATTAAATGATGGTTGAGTTCCAGAGGAAAACATTTTCAAAGTAGTGATATGACCTTGTTTTTCTAAAGTTCTATCTATCTCTTCAACAGTAGTATTGACATTATCCCATCCACCAATGCTATTAGAATATTCGAATAATTCACATTTCAATTCATACACATATGTTTTTCCTAATTGATAAAAAGGTTGCTCATGCTCTACAAATTTTATTTCAAATAATCTTCCGCCTAATGGAAAATAAATTAAATCACCTTCTCTTGGTCTTGTTGAAACTATAATCTCCTCAGCATCCATTGACATTAAAAATGGAGATATGAAATCTTCAAATCTTTCTTTGGAAATAATTAAAGTTAATTCATCTTTTAAATTCATTCCAAATTTGGTTAAAATATCTCCAGATCCCGTATAACCATCATAGTTACTAACATAAGCTTCTATAGAAAAATTATCATCAAATTTAGATGACGACACTTCTTCTAAGATAGTTTCTTTTTTTATAAATTTTTGTGGCAAATATGAAACTTCAACACCAAAAATTTTTAATTGTTCATTGATTAATTCTTGAATTAATCTTTGTTCATTTTTTGATCCTTGAAGGAAAAAGGGATTAAGTGTCATGTTTACCCAATAAAATCATAAGGTGGAAGTTCGTACTCTAGTGCCATTCTTTGTCTAAGGTCATCCAATTCTCTTTCAGCGTCATCATAAAGTTCTCTACCATTTAATTCAACTCCTCCTGGTAGTTTTACACCTCTAAATTTTATTAAATTTTGTCCCCATTGTTTTTTTATTAATAAAGTTAAATATTTCTTTAAAAAACTATCATTATAAACTTTAGTAAAGTTATTTGGATCTAAAATTCTATAACAATCTATAACAATAAAACTATCTGGTTTTTGAGCACCCCATTCAATATCAAGATACATTCTATTTTGTCTTTTATTAAATCTTATCTGTTTATCAGTGGTTAATAAGAAATCTATATCTTCCAAATAAGATTTAACCATTGCATATTGTAATAATTCTACAGAATTAAAATAATATAAATCATTTAAAAATAACTGATATTTTATACTAAACATTCCACCAGAAATAGAACTAGTATCAAATTTGAAAACCTTTTCAATTCCTATTACAGAATCTGGTACTTGTATATAATTGGCAGATTCATAGAAATTAAAGGTTTTTTGAACACCATTTATTGTAGATGTACTTGTCGTCGTTACAATTCCTGGTCCATTTGTACCTTTTGCAGACCCTCTATCAATATCCTCTTGTGTAATTTTATATTTCAAATACATTCTCTCAACACCATCAAAGTGTCTTTCATGAAAGTATTGCAAAGCATCATCTACACAATCATCTATCTGATCATCGTCAACATTAATTTCTAAAACTGGAGCACCTAAACGTCTCAAACAGTAGTCAATTAATTCTTGTCTAGAAGATGGTTTTGCCATATATTTTAAATTGGTTTAGTTACATCTGAAGTAATCATTGCAGTACCTTCAACAACTCTAGTTTTTATACCGTTGTTGTTATTGGTTAATATGACATCATAAACATATCTTCCAGGTTTTAGACCAGAACTTATTTCTGGAGTCAATTTTAATGTAAAAACTCCAGAAGATGGAGATGTTGAAGTGGTAATAAAATTAGTATAAGATGTGCTCTGAGCGTGTTTTCTTAACTGTGAATTAATTTGATACTGAGATAAATCCAATAAACCACCATCGCTATCTACAGTAAATGATTGAGTAAATGAAGATCCAGCATTAATACTTATGTTAACAACATATGAAGCTGCCATTTACTTTCTTTACCATTAATTCTAATCTTATTTATCTTATAAGTTATTTAAAGATGATAAAACTTCTTGCTGACTCATGTATAATTTGCAATATAATTTTGCAAATTGCTTTAGTTCTTCAATATTTAATTTGTCAATCACCCTACAGTGTTTTTCATATTCAAAAAGTTTATTCACATTTGTTATTTTAATATCATCTGGACTCATTTATTAACTCCTTTAATAAAGATTTTATTTCAAAAATTTCATTTTTTAAGTTTTCTATTTCTTTTTTGCTATTAATTCTACTAGACACACTATTCAGATATTGTTCATATGAAACATTATCACAATTAACTATTGCTCCGGTTTTTTGATCTCTAAAAAGATTTGGATGTCCTTCGACAGATATTAATTCATTCATCATGCTAGGGCAATTGCTCTTAAATCTTTAAATCTAGGATATTTATCCTGTCTCGTTCCCGAGATAACAATTTTAATAGTAAATCCTATAAATGGACCTATATCTGATGCAGTATACTGATACTCTAAAAACTGATTTTCTAAACTACTAGGTACAATAGTATCCGACAACCCATCGTTTTTACTAACATCAATAATATCTAAATAACCATCCAAATTATTATCAACTGTTAAATTATTATAACCGGGAAATAAATTGAAAGACTGAATAGATTCATTTGATTGAGGTCTTATTAAAGAATATAGAACTCTAAAGTCTGCAGAAGAATGTCTATATGCCGATAACAATACTCTTAAACTATTTGATACCTGGGTTAATCGAACAGTTCTTGAAACGTAAATGGCTGCATGAGGATCGTCTAATAATTGATTTACTCTACCATCTTCTGCATAATCAGTTATTGGATTATTTAATCTAGCACTACGATATTCTGTAAATGTATCATCTAAGAAAATCATAGGCGATAAGTTATAGTTATTTGATGATAAAGATAGTGCAGTTATTTGTGATTTATTTCTTGGTAAAGAATTCAGATATTCATCAGAATTAACTTTAGAAGCAACCATTCTAATGTTGTTAAGTTTATTTGGTTGATTTAATATTACATCCTCATATCCAAGATCATTAAAAGAAACTTCATTCCCATTACAACTTGTCCCAGATATAGATCTAATTTGAGATCTTACTTCAGTTAACGCTCCCGGTATTACTATATTGTAAAATGGAATCAAACTATCATATACAATGTTTTCTGATGCATATGCAGATAAACCACCAACTCCTTTCTCTAAACTAAATGATAACATTGGAGCATCATTAGTGTCTACTGATCTAGATTCTGCAAATTTTTGAGATAACTCATCTAATCCAGATCTATCAAATTGTAAATAATAGTTATCTAAATCTATTCCAGTATCAACTAAATCATGTTTTCTGTTAATTCTTCTCAAAGAAACTCCGCTTAATTCATATTTACGAATAATTGAATTTTCAGGATGAGAAACTGGTATTGTTCCATCTATTCCTCTAGATAACCCCTCAAGAGATGCTGATTGAACACTAGTATATTCGATTATTTCATTATTAATTAATATGTACCCTGGATTAGATCCACTAACTGGAACTCCTTCAAATGTTTCAAAATATGTTGAATCTGAAAAAGGTATATTTAAAATTGAACTAGTTCTCAATAATTGTGATGATAATAATACATTTGGAGTATCTGGAGTAACTCCGCTCAATTCAACAATATTATTTGCAGCATACATCCCATGATTGAAGTGATTGACTTTAAAGTAATTTCCATCCGTAAAACTTCCAAAAGTTTCTGATGATAATATTGTAGTAGATGATAATGAAACTCTTGTATTTGAATTATTATAATAAACTAATGTTTGTCCTGTACTAAAAAGATTTCCTTGGACATTGGTTAAGTATAAAGTATCAACAGCATCATTGTTTCCAGTTATTGATATTAAACAATTTTGACCCTTACTAACGTTTGATGTACCAGTAACCGTAGATGTTACAATTCCCACAACATCTCCAATTGAATAACCAGATCCATAAGAAGAAACTTCTGCGGATTCTATTTTACCAGTTGATCCTGCAGTAACTTTTAAAGTTAATCCAGATCCATTTCCGATTACATTATATGTTTGAACAGTAGATACGCCAACTGGGTAATTTCTACCATTATCGCTAACTGAAATGCTTGAAACTGAACAACCAGTTCCAATAATAGAACCATAAACATTCGTCTTTAAACTTTCTCCTACTTTTCTTCCCTTGGATAGTAATAAAACATTGGTATTATCATAAACTGTTGTTATTCCAACTTTTAATTTTCTAGGTAACGTTGTTACTGGATTATTAATTAATTTTCTAACATATCCATTACTCTTACTTAATGTTGGATTTTGGAAATATGCTATACCTTCAAGAGAATTAAATTTAGCTTTGTACAATTTAAATTTCAAGTCTTCATATTGATCACTTGTCCAAATTGAACCATTTTGTGATTTAAATAAACTTCCAATCGCAAATTGCTTCGTATACCTTACACTCTCTACATCTGGCAAATTTAAAGTATTTACTGTTTTTTCACCCATTCTGGCCACCCATAATTCATACTGATCACTTTGAGGTGACAATATTACAATTGCATATTCTAAACCTGGTGGTAAAAATATTGGATATGGGAACGTTACTTTAGTTGGTACTGAACCATCATCAGATATTGAAATATCATTTGGAGTCAATACTACAGGATCTCCTATAATTGTCAAAGTTGGAGTACCAAATTCTACAGTTCTTATTTGAACAGTTACTGGAGAATTTCCTTTATCTTTTTTGGCGAAAAATAAATCTAAAGAAGTTAAAAATACTCCGTTTTCATCATCATTGAAAGAATTCAAACCTCTACTAGATCCAACAAGGAAAGTTTGTGCCAGTGGATCTGCATGTGTTTGTTGTTGGATAATTCTTGTGGTATTTCTAGTAATATTAGTTATATTTTGAGTTAAATTAATATTAGTTGTTACGTTAACATTAACATTAACTTCTGGTTGTGGTAAATTTACTGTTGAAATATTTTGATTTCTTATTGCAGTTAATGTTCTTGTTCTAATATTATTTGTAGTTGTCAAAGATGCATTAATAGTATGTTCTCTTATAATATTTTGATATGTTTGTAAAGTTCCCTCTGACAAATAATTTGTTTCTGCAGAAGAAACATCAGTTCCGTTTAGTAATCCACTTTCATTTAAAGAACTTGAGGACAATCTAAATGTTTTGTTTCCTGTAGGAACTCTAATAATTGGAGGTGGTAAAGAATTTGGATCTCTAACAAAAAATGTACCTATCAAATCTCCATAGTTGTCGCTAATTAATCTTAAATCTTTAACATAAGCTGCAGATCCACTAGTTTCACCAATTAATAAAGTTCTACGGTTTAAATAACCAGAATAAAGACCTTGAGATTCTTCAGATAATGAAAAAGTATCTATGTTCAATATTGTTGTTGATTCGCTATACTCTGAAGGTAAAGATTCTGATTTTGAGTATGGATTGACTTCAAAAATTTTAGATGGATTTATATGATTTCCAAATTTATGATTTGGTTTAGCAAGTCTAAATGTTATTATAGGTACACCATTATCAAAACCAACTATATTTTCTCCAGATATAAAACTTCCATCTGTTCCCGGATTTTGCAGTTCTACATCTTTAGTAACTTCAATTAACTTAGGAGTAAAATCAATAGATCCAATACCATCTAAAAATGGATAATATCTAGTAAAAGAATTTAAGTTAGAAACAGAAAATTCTGTATTTCTAGATCTCATGAAAGTTTCAAATTGACTTTCAATAAAAGATCTTTCGGTTGAAGATGATGTACTAGATGATGAAGAATTGAAAGTTTCTTGACTATTTGCAGAATCGTTTACATCACTTAAACTTAATTCTGTCCAAGTATCTCTTACTTGACCAACTCCCAATCCATTAGATCCATTTCCAGTTGTGTTATCTACGTTGTTTAAAGTTAATCTCTCTGTAGTAATTCTACTTTCAAGATTTAAAGTATTATTATGTGTAATAACCCTATCGGGAAGTTGAACAGTTCGTATCCATGTATCTCTAAATGGATTTAATCTAATATCTCCAACGTATTGGATAACATGGAAAGGATTTACATTTTCAACTCTTGTAGCTAAAGGTTGTTCTATCCAAGAAGTACTTTCATAATCTAAAGTAACTACTCTTCCAGTTTTTTTAATCCTAGTATCCAATAATTCAAAATCTTCTAATAAATCTAAATCATAATCTGCTAAGTTATTCAGAGGAATGATTTGATTTTTTAAACTATTTTTTGAAATGAGGGGAGTTAATTCATTAGAACTTAAATCTATTTCTGTTAAAGAATTTCCTAAATCTATAAACGAATCATCTTTAAAAGAATCGGCAAAAAATCCAGTTTTAAAGCGATTTATTCCATCAGCATCTCTTATTTGTAAGGTTTGGGTATTTAATTCGAGTAAAGAAAGAGAAGTAATTGTTTCTAAATTTTGCACTCTATCTTCTATCTTTCCAATATCTCTCATAGTATATCTTCTATTATCAACTAGTTTTATCTTTACATCACTCGTGTCATAAAGATAGGGTGGTAAAGATATTGAAGCAATTTCTAAAAGATCTCCCGATTTAAAAGGTTCTTTCGGATTTGGAGAAGAAATTCCTCTTTCAATAACAAAGGATCCATAACTATCAAGATAAACTTTATCTATTCTTCCCAAATAATAATTGTAACTTACCAAAGAAGCTTCGTTTGGAGTAAATATTACTTTTGGACTAGTTCCAAAATTTCTTGAAGAAAAATCAAATGGTGAAGAAGATGATCCGCCAAAATATGTTACTCTTGGTCTAAAATCCAAAGTATCAGAAGCTCTAATATTTAAAAATCCTATATTGGGTATATCTTTGTCATAATTTTCTTTATTATAACTTAATACGCTGAATAAATCACCAGAATCTGTATCTGAAACTTCATAGTGATCAAAAACTATAGTTAATTTTTTTGATGGTTCTGGTTCGTTTACGTTTCTTATAATTTTAGAATAATCATAAAATTGATTATTCTGTCCCTTATCCAATTTAAATGCGTTGGTTATATTTTTATATTTTCCTGGCGTTATTGATATTAGAGGAGCGACAATATTAGAGTCTTTAAAAATTATTTCTTCGTTCAATTCAAATTTATTATTGTTTAAATAAACAAACTCAATACTATTTGGATATAAGGGATCTTTTTTTACAATTCTTGCTATTGACTTACTAGTTTTTCCAATTATATTTTCTCCTACTATACTAGTAGAAGAAATACTGTATAATGAAGAAAAAGTTAATTTATCAAATGAAATCAATGAAGAATCTAGTGATTCATAAACTGATAAAATTCTAATTACATCAGGATATCTTAAACATATTTCATTATCTTGAACTCTAAGACCATAATACTTATTAAATGTTAATCCATCATTTACCGATGATCCTGAATTTGTTCCAGATCGCTCATATTTTGAAAGATCTACATTTAATATTGTACTTTTCTTATGAGTTTTTACTTTACTTTGTATTCCAGTCTTTATGAAAGTACCATTAATCAAATATGTTGTTTTACCATTAGTTAAACCATTGAATGTAACTTGAGTATACTCTGAATTAAAAATAACTTGATCATCAGTTAAAGATTCTATAGTTCCATCTGTATAGTGTATTGAATATTTTTCAACATCAAAAGTATCAAATTTTACTGTTCCAGAATTTCCTGGTAAATCAAAACTACTTGTAGTTAATGTTAACGTTCTTGAAGTTATTGTTGTACTAGAAATACACTGGGCCGAAAATGTTAATTGTGAACTGTTAAGGTCTATACTTTCAATATTTGTGTTTGGTAAAACGGAATATAAATATCCAGCATTTTGATCTCTTAAAATTGTATTCCCAACTGAAAATTTAACTTGAATATCCGTGTCTGGTAATGATCCAACGTTAACATCAATTACATCACTTGTAGTAGATAATGTGAACGTAGTTTGATCTGCAGATATACTACTAACACGATTATATGTTTCAGTGCTTAAACCTATTCTAGAATATTTTACAATTGAGTCTGTAGATATTCCACTGAATGATTTATTAGTTGTTCTTACAGTTCCATTTGAACTTATAGTAATTTGATCTTGATTTCCAAATCCAACTGGAGTAAAAGATTCTAAAACAGTATCTGCTAAAAACGGAGTAGTTCCTGCAGAATATACAGACTTAACATTAAATGAATTATAAGTTTTTACATTTACTATAGTTCTCGAAATAGTATCATTTCCATTTATAGTAATACTTTCATTAGCAATAAAATTGCCTGATATTTGTCTTATTACTACAAGATTTTGATTTGATCCCGCATTTACAGCATATCCAACCGCACCACTACTATTGCCTATTATTATTGAAGAAATTGGCAATTCTGTAGATGTTAATGAACTATTAATAGTTAAATATGTATAAAATTGGACATCATATAAGTATAAATCCCATTTTGTTTTTTGACTTTGATAATATGAATCTGTAAGTTTACACAAATAAACTCTTGCAGATCCTATTTGAAGACCATTTGGAACACTTGATATGTTATCTTTTCTTCTACTATAAAAATATACTGTAGATCTATTTACTGGAGCTCCATAAACGTTATTAATTCTGAGTAAGTTGCCCATTCTAAATGGTATTACAACATTACTAACTTTTTGAGTATCTCTTGGTTTTTCAACATCTATAACAGTAGTACTGGTTTTTTCAACATCATACCCCTTTACATAGGCTTTACCAGGACTAATACTAACGCACATTAAATCGTCTGATGGAATATTTCCAGTAGAAGTTAAATTTCCATCAAAATAAACTCCATTATTACCCAGTAAATTATTTAAAGAGTTACTAACCGAAATGTTAAAAGGAACTACCGTATAATTTCCAGATTCTTCATAAGTTCTTTGTGCAATATAATCTTTTATTAAATTATAATCTACTTTATTTTCTATCTTCTTTAAAAATCCATTTTCAACTCTTAATAATTCAACAAAATCTGTATCGTTTGTATCTGATAATAATTTTTTTGTTAAAGTTAACTCTATCTTTAACCTATCTGCTCCAGGGGCGGCATAATTTGTAAAACCTTTAGCATTGTCAAATAAACTAGAGTCATCTTTTGAGGTAATAATTTTTTCTAAAATTTTAAATCCAACTCTATAAGAAGAAACATTACTATAGTAGTCTAAAATTAAAGTCTGCTTATTTACATTGGCAAAAGTTCCTCTAATAAAATATACACCATTATCAATTGAAACTGATGAACCTATTGCGTTAGCATTTTCTGAAATCAGTGATGCAAATGGTGTTCCCTCAGAAATAATAACATTATTAATTCCATAAGAAATTGATTCTGTAGATAATAAAGATTCTCCATCTAAAAATGATGATTGGTTAAAATCTGTTCCCGATTCTAAGTATTTTACATAAAGAGTAATATCTTTAACATCGTTACCATCAGGATATACCACTTGTTTAATAACTGCTGATATACCAGATACTTCTCCTCTTATTATTTGTCCAACATATTTGTCAATATAGGAAGAAATTTCAATTCCAAATGAAGTTGAATTTAATTTAACAGCACAATACTCCGAATCATATGATATTCCACCAGGTATCACCATAGAACCTTCTTTGAAAATATGGCTTCCAAAGGATTCTATTTGATTTTGTAAAATAGACTGTATAGTATTTAACTCTCTAGACTGTACTGGTTTTGCCGGATTAAAAAGAACTTTGTAATAATTCTTGTCCGAATCAAAATCATCAAAATATGGATTTATATTTAAATTAGTTTTTTGTGCCATTTTTTAAAATTCTAGAATAATTTTAATATCTTCTTTTTGTCTAGAGTTTCTCTGTACTAAAGGTCTATTATCAATATAGATAATATCTCCAGATGTTTTATTTAT